ATGGATAAATCGGGAATCCTCTTCGTGGCGCTTTTGCTGGTGCTTGTCGCAATCGTTTTAAGCCTGACGCTATTCGAGACGGCTCAGCAGGTGCCCTCGATACCTTCAGGCGATGGATCCCTGCTGCCGCCGGCAACGGCCCCGGGGCAATGATCTGCCAACCGTAAGAGAAGGGCGATACAGCTCGCCCGGGCGGGATTGACGGCCTTTTTCAAACCGCTATAAAGCCTCACCACCGATGGATGGGTGTCCGAGTGGTTTAAGGAACCGGTCTTGAAATTCGCTTTTGGGCGATTTCACCCATCCACCGATATCCTGAAATGTCCCTATTTGTATGGCCTTTTCGCGGTCAATGTTCCATTCCGTGTGGAACTATCGTAGAACGTGCTACGCAGTTCAGTTGCAAAAAACGTAGCAATCCGTTCCACACCTGTTCACTCTCATCGAATGTCAAAAACAAACTTCCGACAGCGTGATCTGGAACGCATATTTCGCGCAGCCAAAGCGATAGGCGCTGCTGTCCAGATCGATTTAAGGACTCTTGTCGTCACGGTTATTCCATCTGATGACGAAAAGGCAGAAGCGTCTAGGGGGGCACCCTTCGGAAAAGAGAATTGGGATGATTGAGACATGACGAAAAGAGCAACCATCACGCAGGCCGAGTTAAAGCGGATGGCGGCAGTAGCCAAAAGCGAGGGTGTCGTGGTCTCATTCGAGGCCAATGGCTATAAGTTTTCGGTGTCTCCTCTAACAACCTCTGAAGAAACGACGTCCTATCCTTTTCAGGACATCACCTCTTGGGAAGACTGGAAAAACCGGAACCGAAAAAAGAAACCAGTCGAGGACTTGAGGCTGTAGCTTGACTACAGCGTGCATTCTGGCAGTTTGCGTCTACAAGGTGTGTGGGGGCATTCCGTGAAATCTATTTGGCTACCGGCCGCTTTAATCGTTGTGCTGATCGTTGGCTTGTTCGTCGTCGGCGGCGTTCGGATTGTTGTCACGGCACCGAACTATTCCGCCCAGCTCGCGCCGGCAACGCTAATCGTCGCTAATGCCGCAAACCTCAATCTCATCGATAGCCCGCAAGCGTTCTGTGCCCGCACGGGGAAGCCTGGCAATGACTTCTGCGCCGCTGGAGCTTTGGCGGGTATCATGCAAAACGGCAAGATGCTGGTTCGCCTCCCATATAGCGAAGCACTGTACAAGATGGCCGGTGGTCCGAGCCTCTAGGAGATAACATGTTCACTTCGTGGGATGACCTTGGGAATCCAGAGACGCCAGGCATCTACTACTCTGCCCGCTTCGGCGTGAAGGTAGATGTGCAGCAAAAGAACATCGTAGCTTTCAAGCAACAACGGAACGCTAGATTCAAGCTGATTCAGTACCCGACATGGGATGATGCTGAGACATGGAATGTGGGTAGCGCCCTTGATTAAGAGGCAATTTTATATGAGGTACACGAAATGATAAATCATCTTACAGCTCTTGAATTGCAGTCTGTTGCCGGTCGCGGAGGCAGCGTAGAAGTCGATGGCGCCAAATATACTGCTCTCGAATTGCAGTCCGTAGCTGGCCGACTTCAGCCAGGAGCGTATCTAAAGGTTCACAATTCGAGATCAAAGACCGCTCTCGAAATGCAATCGATTGCTGGGCGGAAGCCGGGCCAAGTTATCTTTGCTTAAATTATAACTCGAATTTTTGATCGAGGGCGCAGCTTTAGCCGGAGCCGCGCCCTTTCTGTTTCAGGTATCGATCGGATCAGCCCCACGATCAACCACAACGCGACAATAGCCCAGAGCCTACTCATGCGGCCACCGACAGCGGCACACCGATGCATCGAAAAACGTGGTCGACAATAGGTGGCGTGATGGACTTGGGTTTCCATGTGCCTGTCTGAATGTCGTGCGATTGTGTGCGGCAAAGCTTGGTGCAGAACCTCGATCGCTCACTTTTCGCCACATACCACGACATGCACCAATCACAGCGCCGTTCTTCGCTATAGTTCCGCCGTGCCACTTCTTTGCATTCTCGGCTGCAGTAGACGCCGGCGGCGGGGTTGCTGATGCGATAGGAGCGAAAAGCAGTGCCGCAAGTCTGGCACTCACGATTAGGCCCTTTCACTCGCATCTTGTTCGTGCACTTTCGTGAGCAACACATCTGCGTTTCGACAGTCGGCCGGAAGCTCTCGGTGCAGATGAAGCAGGCGCGATCCGCGAAAACCCGAGCAGCAGCGTGTTTGCATTCCTTCGAGCAATATTTGTCCTTGCCCTCGCGGCTTTTAAATTGGGCGCCCATGCGCTTGTACGCCTTTCCACAGTGCAGACATTGTAACTCCGGAGCCTCGTCGGTCTTGATAACGATATACGCGCTACGGGCGAAGGTGTCGGCTTTCTGCGTCGAACTATATCCGCGGTACTCGTATGCCGACTTTGCGCAGACCACGGAACAATACCGGTGGCCACGGGCTCGATCCTCGTCATCAACGGGACCATGACACCACGCGCAATTGTCTTCTGAAACAACATAGTGCCACTGCCCCTCAATCCACGAAGGACGTTCCGCGCCCATCTTTTTGAGGCATTCCGCCACAATCACCGCGGCTTCATCGTCGGCGCGCTGCCAGGGATATCCATCAAGGCAGATGGCGCGGCGAAGGCCCGCGCGACAATTACCTTCTTGTTCGAACGGGGACGAACGCCAGTCAGCGAGAACGTCCATGATTCCGCTCATCACGTGCTCGCGCTTCGCCCCCTTGTAGATCGGGCGGTATTTCCTGACCTTCTCTTTCTGTTCGGCCTGCCACTGCATGAAGCCAAGCATGCGCTGCTGCTTCGCCCACAAGGCTGTCTTCTTGTATCGCATCACTGCCCCCCGAACATCGCATCGAACGAGCCGGCGCTAATAGCCGCTGAAGACACGGGAGGAAGAACCTTTACGCCTTCCGGTGCCTGCGGCTGCTTCTTGTAGACCGTTTCGAGATAGGCCTGATCCATCGCGATGAGGATGGCCACATGACGCGGCTCGATCGGCAGGCGGTGAATATGGCTGTAAGCCACAATTTCCGCGTAGGTGATCGGCTGCGGTCCAGCCATGCCAGCCTGCCGCGTCTTGTGCAGGGCCATGAACCATTTCCACAGCAGTTCACCGCCAGCAGGTATTGCCACCATGGCAACACCCTTGCCTTCGAGCTGTCGCTTCAGCTCGGCGCAGAGGAGGTTTTGCATATCAGCCATTCTGCGCCTGCCCGTTCTGTTGGAGGTTCTGCTTGTTTTTTCGTTTGCTGCATGAGCTTCACCGACTGCTGGCCAGTCTGCTTCAGGATTTCGCCCACCAGTTCGGGAGAAAGCTTCACCAGCACTTCAGAGGAGCCGCCAGCCGCGTTTATGGCGCTGGATGAGGTAGACCCGTGCAGCGCCACGCCAAGCCGCCCAGAGCCGTCTCTGGAGAGCGGCATGATTGCCTCCGGTCCTGCTTCGCCCATCAGGCCAGCACCATCGGCAAAGGCAAACATGGTGGGCTTACTGACGACCTGGTTCGAAAAACCGTTGATGCCGTTGGGGAATGCACCGCCATTCGCAAAGAGGCCGACACCGGGGGCTGATGGAAAGAAGCTCTTGCCACCTCCGCCAAAAAGGCCACCAAGCAAGCTGGACAGGAAGCCACCGCCGCCACCTCCGCCGGATGCCGCCTTATTGACCTGAAAGATGCTGTCGAGCACATCGTCAAGCATGGTGTCTGCGATGCGCTTGAGGCTGTTCACCGCAACGTCGCCCATGGCCTCCCAGAAGCTTTTGCCCTCTTCGATTGCGCTGAAAAGATCATCGAGGCCGGCGCGGGTCAGGTCGCGATACAGGAGCGTTTGCTCGTCGGCTTTCCGGCGGGCTTCCTGTTCCTGAAAGATTGCTTCGTTGAGCGCTATGACTTTCCTGCGCTCATCATCTGTCGCTGCTGCTCCTGCCTGCCTGGAGGCCGCAGACGCTCGTTTTGCAGCGTCCGAAAGGTTGACGATGCGAAGCTCTTCCTCAAGCTCTTTGATGAGGTCTTGGACGGCCTTGCGCTCGCGTTCGGCCTGCGTGGTAGAGGCGGAGCGAGAGGATTTGCTTTTGCTCGGCGGCGTGTAATTTGGCGGCGTCCATGTGTCGTTGCCGCTCCGCTGCATGGGCTGAAGTTTATCGCCAATCGCCTTGGTGATCTTGGCGTCTTCCTGGTTCAGCTTTTCAAGCTCGATGCGATACTGGCCAACGGCCTTATTTCGCTGAGCATCTGTCGCCCAGCTTTTATTCTGCGCCTCAAGGATTTTGTTTTCGAGATCCAGCCGCTTCATGCCGATTTCGCGCTGGCTGTTCTGAAGCGTGCGGCTCATCTGGTTTTGATAATCGCGGAAGCCGTCGATGAACTCTGCCAAGCTGTCGGCAGCCGAAACGATGGCGCTTTTCAGGGTCGATCCGACCGTGTTGGCGATCTGGTTGAAACGTCGGTCTACTTCGGCAGCGCGGTCGATTAGCTGCTGATCCATGACGATGCCAAGATCATTCGCGGCTTTGATTGTGTCGCGGATGCCGGCTTCGCCCTGGTCGATGAGCTGGACGAACTTTTCGCCACCAGTACCGCCGAAAATCTCATCAGCGATTCTGATCTGTGCCGCCTTGCTGAGCTTGCCGAGCTTGCCAATGATCTCGGTGAAGAGCGCCGAAGGGTCTTCGAGCTTCTTCTTCAGGTCTTCAGCGGAGAACCCGAGCCGCTGAAAAGCTTCAGCCGCCGAGCCTTGCCCGGTCAGGATAAATTCGTCAGCGCGGAGGTTTAGTTCCTTCAGGCCGTCCGTCAGCGCGTCAACGCCGATACGGTTCTGCTCGGCAACGTATTTCAGCTCCTGAAATGCTTTGACATCGACACCCGCAATCTTCGCCTGATCGCCAACTTCTGAAATGCCCTTTGCGAGACTGGCAAGCGTGCCGACGACACCAGCAACCCCGAGACCCGCTATGCCGCCCCACACGCCGGCGCTGAAGGCTTTCCCAACGGCGCCGATCTTCGTGCCGACCGTGGCCATGGCCTGATTGATGCGCGTGGTTGACCTGATGGCATCCTTCTCCATCTGGTCGGTTGCGCGCTTGGAAGACTGCGACATCTTGCGGAACTCGCGCTCCGTCGTGCCGCTGGCCTTCGCCATGTTGCGCTCGAGGTCCTTGATCCTAGCTTCAAGCAGGATGACAAGGCGTTCTTCGTCGGTCTGGCTCATCGGTTAGCTCCATTCCTCGATGTCGCCATCGAACGTTTCGTAACTGGAAATGTTGGTTTGTCCCGCTGCGCATCGCGCTACGGCCATGGCTGTGGCGACGGCGCCGTCGATGTGGTCTTTGCTCTTCGCTTTGTGGAAAGACCTGTTGCCGGAACTGTCTTCGCGGATAGCGATATTATCGAAATGCCAGCGCAGGATCGGATGGCCGCCGTGCTGGAACTGGCGGGCGAGGATGGCGCGCTCAAGCTCGTTGATGGCAGGGGACATCGTGAGCCAGCCCTGCCGAAACTCGACCACGGGCAAACCTTCATCCAGAAGATTGTTGATGCTGTTGCGGGCGAGCGCCGGATCGAAAGCTATCTCGCGAACGTTGAACCGGGCGCATAGCTCTTTGATGTGAGCCTCTACCGCGTGGTAATCGACCACGTTGCCCTCTGTGAGCGTGATGTGGCCTTGCTCTTCCCAGACAGCATAATTGACGCCCTCACGCGCCCCGCGCTTTAGCAGATTGTCTTTGGGCAGGTAGAACCACGGGTGGACGGCATAACCGTTCTCACGGTCTCCCCAGCAGGCAACAACGGCGGTCAAGTCGGTGGTCTTGGAAAGGTCCACGCCGAGATAGCAAGGCGTCTGGTTCGCTTCCAATTCGTCCAAATCTGGACGAAAGTTCCCCTCGTCATAGATCGGCATGGAGACGAACGGAGACGCGCTGTAATCCAGCCAGCAGTTGAGATGGAACTGACGGAAGTTATCGCGGTCTGATGGCCGCTCCTGCGCCTCTCGCGCCATGGTCCGAAGGCCGTCGATATCGGGATAGCCTTCAGCCAGGCCGGGATTGACCATGTGCCATAGTTCTTCATCCTGCCAATCGTCGTCAGGGTGGCTTTCGAACAGCACCGGCAAGAAGTTCGGATCGTGGATCGCGCCGGATTGTACCTTCCGGGCATAGGTCAGAAGCTCATAGGCAAGGTTCTCCTGTCCACGGCCTGCCTGCGTGATGATCACCAGCAGCGTGTTCGGAACCTTGTTCAGGCCCGTGCGGATGGCCTGCCAGTTGCGGCGGCTGTTTTCGCCCTCCCAGTTGATCAGCTCATCGGCCAGCACAAAGTTTGGCGTCTTGCCGAGCTTGCCCTTACCGCCGGATGCGAGAGCGCGGAACGTGGCCTTGCTCTTCTTGTGCTCCAGATAGAACACGCTCTCGGTCGGTTTCATGGCTGACTGCAGCCACTCGGTTTCGCCAACGATGCCCACGGCCTCATCGTAAGCGATACGCGCGTCTTCCTCGGCAGAGGCGGCAACCATAGCCTGACCGCCGGGAACGCGCTCCCAGCCCACTGTATGGAGCAATGCAAGGCCTGCGCCCATCGTGGTCTTGCGAGCACCACGGGGCAGGAGGATAAAAACCGTCTTCACCTGCCGGCGCTTGTTCGGATAGCACGGGCCATAGATGCGGCGAACGATGCGCTCCCAGAACAGCGGAAGTTCGAAATCACCGCTTGCGCTCTTCGGATGCTTCAGGCGGCGCAGGAAGTCCACGGCGCGCTCACCATAGCCGAACGTGTCCTCGATCTCGCTTCCGTCGAAGATCCACTCCGGGCGCGTGGCCTTGAAGGTATGTGTGTCATGCACGTCAGACGTCGAGGCCATCGGGTGCGCCTCCTGTCTTCGGCTTATCCTTGCCGGTGAAACCAGATTTGGATCGAGCTGCCGGCGTCAAGCCAAGCTCGGCGGATAGACGTGCAACGGTTTCCATCGACTTCGCCATGATGCCGCTTGCCGGGTTCGGCTTCATCATCTGGTGAGCCGTGGTGACGAGGAGTCCGTGTTCGGCAATCGCCTTCTGGCACTCGCGCACGGTCCACAGCGCCACTATGTAGGTTTCGAGAACGCCAAGCATGGAAGCCGTCAGCAGCTTGCGCTCAACCAGCTCGGCGGCAATCGTGTTCCATTCGGGAACGCGATCATCTGGGATGCTGTCAGGCGCTTTCGGAACACCCTTCAAACCGCCGTCGATGGCCTTCAGCGTGGCCTTTGCGCCGCGTGTCCCTTTGCTGCTCATGCGGACACCTTGCGCTCACAGCGCAGGTCCAGGCCCTTGCGGCGGCCGATCTCTTTGACCTCGCGGACGTTGTATTCCTCGCCCTCGAAGATGATGCGAGACTTAGGGACAATCGTCCCGAAGTAACGGGTGCGGAAGATGATGGACGTGGTGTCGCTGGCGCCGTTGGTCAGGTACTCCTCGGTGCTGCTCTGGATGATCTGGGCGCGCACAGTGGCAACGTCGGTCCACGTCTCGATAGGCGTGCCGTAGTCATTCACGGTGCTGGTGAAGCTCTGGACGGTGATAGAGCGATCAAGCTTGCCGGCTCTCATGCGGCCACCGCCTTCCGGTGCGGACCGTGGTCCGCAGTAGCAAATCCAAAACCGTTTTGGTTTCCAAATCCGTCAATTTGGCGAATATCAAATTCGGTATAATTCCGCATTTGCTCACACCTCCTGCACAAGCGCGTCGATAGTCACGATGGCATGGCTGGTCTTGCCGTCTGGATCGCGAAGGAAGCGGGATCCGCGCACCCGGCAATCAGCGAAATGGTAGCCGTCAACGGGTGAAAAGCGTTCTGCGACGGAACGCTTTATAGCCCCGGCAATGCGCTTGCTGGTCTCTGTCGATGGCTCTTCGACCCAGACATGAAGGTCCATGTAAACCCGCGTCAGGGTGCGGGCGATGCTGTCGCCTTCATCCACGGACTGGCCTTCACCGATGACGATGGAGGGGCGTGGGTTCGGGCGCTCGTTGCGATCGAGGATGTTGGCGGCCGGGACCAAACTGGACAAATCCGTCCAGTTGACCAGGCGTGAGCGCACGGCTTTCTGCAGGGCGAGTTCAGCGCTCATCGACCACCCCAATTCTTCTTCACAGCAGTGGATGCAGCGCGCTTGATGCGGCCCGTAATCTTCTTGCGGAGGAGACGGAAGGCGGGCCAGAAGAACGGCTGCGCGGCGGCCTCCTGTGTGCCGTATTCCACGAGGTGTGCGTACCTGACATCCTTGTCCCCAGCGGTTACAGCGACGGCCAGTTCCGGTACCGTGACGCGGCCACCGGGCGTGGAGTAGGGCGGGGTGTTCGATCCACCCGGCGTTACCGTGATGCTCTCCTGAAGGGCGCCTGTGTCCCGTGGTGCGAGGATGCGGGCTGTCACTGCCAAGTCGTTGCCCGACTTCACCAGCTCCGGCACCATCGCCTCCCGCACGTTCTTCGGGATCATCGCCAGCCGCTGCTTGATGCGACCGATTCCGCCATCGTCAGCCAAAGCTATACTCCCTGAATTCGTTGACGATCTGCCAGACGCCGAAGGGCAGTTCCTGAGCGCTCACACCGACAAGGGTTGCTTCCCGGTTTTCGTACCAATGCGCCGCCAGTTGACAGACAGCCTCAACCAGCGCCGGCGGAATTTCGTCTTGATCCGTGCCGCCATAGGTCTCCTCGATCTTGAAGCCGAGCAGGCGTTCGATATGGTTCTGGGCGGCATCGATCTTGCGCTCGATCAGCGCGTCATCGTCCGTTCCGGGGATGCCGGTGGCGTTCAATTGCTGCTTCAAAATCGCTACGTCTACAATCATTGAACAACCTCCTTTCTGTCGTTCACAAAATCAGGGCCAATTGAGAAATTTTTCGCACGATGGACCCGCCGCCGGTCCCCTTGAGGGGTGGAAAGTTGAAGACCACCCCCCGTATGTGTAGTGTCATCGAAAAAGGGGTGAGACATGGATAGAGAAGAACTGCGAGCCTTCGCAATCAAGGCAAAGAGCAACCTCGAAGCTGAGAGGGCTTTCGATACTCCCGAGAATGAGAGGCGCTTGATAGACCTTCTCGCTACACGTGACATCAAAGTCACCAAGAGGCGCAAGAAGGCACCTAATCGATATGCCGTGGTGACGCCTACATCTCGCATAGAGCCAGCTTCCCTCCTAGATCTCAACGATATGTGCATCAAGCTCGGCCTCGTTTAAGGCTCGGCGCGGTTGACGCGCACCACGTTCGAGTTCACGCCAAGCGAGATGTTCAACTTCATGACGCTGTTGGCCTGATCGTACTGCTCGGACTGGCTCATCACCTTGGCGATGAACAGACGCTCGGAAGGGGTGCCGCCTGGAGGTGCATCATTGAGGACGAGGCGAAACTCGTAGTCGAAGATGGTCTTCTCGGCCGCGATGATTGCCTGCTGGCCTTCGTCCTCGGCATCAATACCGCATACGATTTCCATCGTGCCGGCATCACGTGGGCCCTTGAGCTTGCGTGTGCGGGCGTCATCGATCGCAGTGAAGGCGATGGCTTCGGAAGTGTCTCCGACAGAACCAAGCGCTTCGATCTCCTTCACCTGCTTCCAGGTTACGGCATTGGCTGCAGAGAAGTCAGCCAGAACGAAGTCACCGCTCTTCTGTTCCTTGGTCGTGCCGATATAGAGCTTCGCACCGGCGCTTGCGTAAATGGTCATGGCTTGTTCCTTTCAAGAGCGCGCCGTTCATTCGCGGCGTCGATGGCGTTGCACCTCTGGCAACCTGGCTTCCAGTTGGATCGGACCATGCGCAGGTCTGGGCGCTGACGGATGCTCTTGATGTGCATCACGACGGTTGCCTTTGCCCCGCATTGGCAGAACTCGTTTTTAGGGAGGGAGAGGAAAGCCTTGGCCTCCCTTTCCCAATTGCTGTCATAGCCACGCTGGCGGGCGCTGGGGCGCTTTTGGTCGTGGCGGGCATTGCGCTCCCTCTGCAGGGTTTTAACGCCCTTGCAGGTCTCACCACGGGGATGAGCCTTGTTGCAGTGTCCGCAGACTGAGGGAGCGCGTGTCGGCATGGTCAGGCCCACCCGTAGAAGGTGCCGGTCGTGCCTGTTGCCAGAACGCGCACCGGGCGAAGGGGGAGGATCTGGCCGGCCGTCATGGCATAGGGCAGATCGACACCCAGCTCGTCACGGCAAACGATTGTGCCGTCAGCATGGCAATAGATCGCCTTCGGGCGCGTCGGCAGATCAGCCGAGTTGCTGGGCGCGATCTGGAAATGCCGCTTTGCGGGCGCATAGACCACATCAGCCTGAGTGTCGAAACTGTCAGCCATCACGCCACCGGACGTTCTGCGGCGTTGCCGAGCAGGAAGACGGCACCGACGGTTACGGACGTGCCACTGTTGAGCGTCAGGACCGCGCGCAGGTAACGCTTGAAGCCGCGGTAACCGAGCTTCGTGGTGGTGCTGGCAACCAGCGGGTTTGCGATGGCGCCCTGAAGGTGGGCAGGGTCAACATCGGTGAAATCACCGGCCGTGGTCGTGTCGCTCTCCTGAAGTTTCACCGTCATGTTGCCGGCACCGGTCACGGCACCGGTGGTCACGACGAGGGCCACGCTGTCGAAGCCGAGAAGGTCAACAGCATCGCCGTCAACGCTTGCGCTCCGGGTGGCGGCGGCCACAGCATTGACCGCCTTGATGTTATGGACGAGGTCTCGCATGGTCATTCCTCCTTAGGCGGTCGCCATCTTGAGTTTGCGAAGTGCTTCGGTGAGGGTCGGGCCACCACCGACGCGGCGGCGGGCGTGGAAGCGAACCATGCCCTTTGTCGCCTGCGTATACGGGTCGCGCAGCACGGACATGCCCACGCGGTCATAGACGCGGTATGCCTTGCTGAAATCGCCGTAGTAGATCGGGAACGTGCCGTCTGCGATGTCAGGCATGGTCGGGTCTTCAATGACCGGACGGCCGAGCAGCGTGGACGGCTGGCCTGCCTGGTAGGAAGGCTGCCAGAGGTAATTGCCCTGACCATCCTTGATGGTGCGGACCTTGCCGAGCGTGGTGCCGTTCATCAGCCAGGAGCCGTTGTTACGGTATGCAGCCGGCAGCGAGTACATCAGGCCGATAAGCTGGTCGGCGCTGATATTGGTGGCGTGGCCGTTGATGATTTCCGCAATGCCGGGAACCTGCTGGATGCCGAGCGGCTTCTTGGCGCCGTTGCCATTCGAGAATGCCGCGTTCTCCTTGAGGGCGAACTCTTGCGACAGCTCGGAGGCGATTTCGGATTCGACGTTGATGGCCGAGTCTTCCAGAAGGCGAAGCGACACGTCGATGTAGCAGGCCAGTTCATGGACCGGGATTTCGATCTGACCGTAGGTCATGGTCGTTTCATCGCGTTCCTCGTCTTCACCTACCCACGAGGCAGTCGGACGGCCGGTGAGCTTCGGCAGGATGACGGAACCGGCAGAAGTGGAGCCGACGCGGACAGCCTGCCGGATCGGAGAGATTTCCACGATGCCGCGGATGACTTCGGTCTGGAACTCGGCAGGAGCCAGATAGCCGCCCTTCGTATCGTCGCCGACGATCAGTGCGCGGGTTTCTTCCGGGTCCATGCGGTTGTCGCCCAGGCGTAGGAAGTTGGAGAACGCACGGCGCTCCAGCGAGATTTCGTCATTGCCGGGATTGCCAGCGCCGCCGGGCCGGTTCATGCGGGTTTCGAGTTCCGTGAGCTGCGTCCGCAGTTCGGTGATCTCGGCTTCGGAGCCGGTGCGATACTCGGCAAAGCCGGTGCGCAGCTCTTCCACGGCCTGCGTGGCTGCTGCCAGCGGATCATCGTCCGGTTCGGCTCGGGTTTCGAGGGTGAAGTGCTTCATAGTCATTTCCCTTTGCTGACGAGAGCGCATTTCGCCTTCCGGCATGCGTTGATGAAGGCCGCTGCGCTCTCGGTAGAGCGGCCAGAACTGCGAACGGAGGTGATCCGGGCATTGGGTGCCGATGGCATGCCCACGAGGGAGATTTCGCGCACGTCGATGCCGGTCAGGATGCGAGTGCCGGCCTGTCGTGTCTCGCCGCCCTTCAGCAGGCGGAAACCGATGGAAAGGCCATTCAGCGCATCTGCCTTGAGAAGCTCGTAAGCCTCCCGGCCGCGCGTCGTGCTGGTGACGATCAGGCCGCGAACGAACAGGCCTTTCTCGTCCTCGCGCACTTCGGTCCATACGCCGATGATGTCGGTCGGATCGTGCGACCACAGCATGACCGGCCGAGTGCCTGCGGCGCGGTGCGCTTCCAGTGATGCCCGGAATGCGCCGCGCTTGACGATTTCGTTATGGGCGTTGCGCTGATCCCAGATGACGGCATAGCCGGAGAACTCGCCGGTATCGCTGGGCGCCTCAAATCTGAGGGAAAGGTCAAGGTGATCCATCACGCCGCCTCGCTTCGGAAATTGGCGCGGTCAGCGGCGAAGGCGTCAACCTGCTGCTGTATCCATGCGACGTTCAGGAAGACGAGCAGGGCCTTTTGCGAGAAGGGCAACGGCTTGCCGTCTTCCTCGATCTCCCAGCCAAGGACGCAACGGCCAAGGCAGTTAACGCGGGCTTTCTCGCGGAGTTCGAACGATACCTTGCCTTCGCCGTCAGCAGCGGCGGCCAATTCGTCCATCATCTGGATACGGGCGCGGTGCTGCACGTCGCTATCAGGGCCGGCGATACGAAGGCGAAGGACAAGCTGTCCCTCCCATGGGTCGAGGATATCGAGCCAGCGGCCACGATCCTGATCTGCGAGGTTGGCGCGGATATCATCGAGCGTCATCGGGCTTAGGCTCCTTGTCGGTTTTCAAAGTGTCGGCGCCGTCCTCTTGATCAGCGGGCAAATTTGCCTTCTGGTCGTTCGGATTGATGTGCGGGTTGCCGTACTCGTTGCCGCCCTCGTATGGCCCCAGATCGAGCCACCCACGGGCTTCGTTCGGATTGAGCACCTTGGCGCTGATGAGGGTTGAAATCGCTGTAGCGCGCGACGTGAGGTCAGCACGGGTCAGGTCGTCTCGGTCGAAGCTGATGCGGTAGCGCTTGCGATCCTCGCGGGTCAGCAGCGCACGGCCAAGGGCAGTCTCCAGAGCGCGAAGCCATGGCTCCAGCGTGTAGGTCAGGAACTCCCGGCCCATCTGCTCGGAATTGCTCCATGTGGCGCGGTCGAGCTCGAACAGCATGGAGGGCGGGACGCGGAAGGCGCGGGCAATCTCGATGATCTGGAACTTGCGCAGTTCGATGAACTGGCTATCCACCGAGTTGAGCATGGCTTGCTGGAAGTCAGCGCCGTCCCAAAGGATCGCGGTCTTACCGGCATTGGCAGCACCATCGTGCGCAGCGCGGAAGGACTTGATCATCTTCTTGACGCCCTCATCACCGAGAGCTTTTTCAGTCTTGAGAATGCCGCCGGGACGCGCGCCCTTTGCGAAGAGATTGGAGGCGTGGGTTTCCATGACCTTTGCGGCACCGATCGCTTCGGCGGCAAGGGTGAGCGGCGATTTGTCGAAAGGACCGCGGACGTGCACCACGGTGTCGGACTTCACGATCTGGCCGTTGATGCGGTAGGTCGGTTCGCCGGTCCAAGGATCGAAGGTCACGCTGATGCCTTGCGGCTGGTACCGGATGATTTCGCGGATCTCGCCGCGCACGCGGTTCACATAGGCGAGGCCACCCCAGTCACGGGTGAGGGCGTCGGCGGCCAGATCGCGGATAAGGTCGAAGCCTGCAGACCATGGATTGACATCACCACGGAGCAAGACGCCGATCGGGTGATTGCGGTCCTCTTCCTCGGTGCCGTCCTCGCGGCGCTCCATGATACGGACATCGAGGGTGGCGGCGGCTTCGGAAATAACCCTGACCGCGTTTGCGACGGCCGGGACGCGCAGCGCTTGAGCGCCGGAGATTGCCACAGTGCCGGAAGCCATGCCGGACCACAGGGCAGCGAGAACGCCGTCCTCATCCTTGAGGTTCTCGTCTCGCGTCTCGATCTTTTCGGTGCGTTTGAAAGGGTTCCATCTCATGGGCTGGAAGATGGCGTATGGCTCCGATTTGAGCCATTACGCAAATGCGGCGTTTTGCAGCAAATTCAAGCAGATTGCTGCACTTCATCATGTCGCGGCTGAAGCCAGACGACAATCTCCGTTCGGGTCACGAATAGCCTACCGAATCTTATCCGCGCTGGAAAGGTCGGATCGGTCTTCGCCATGCGGCGTACCGTGTCAGGGGAAAGGCCCATGAAGGCGCCTAGCGGCCTCGGCCATTACGCTCCACAGCGGCGCGAATGACTATTTCGAGAGGACGCACAACCTGCTTGAAGATTGCGTTCGATTGGAAAGCGACATCCGCGGGGCTGCCGAGAAAATTGGGCCGGTTGGAGAGGATGGGCTTCCTGACCTGTCTAGTATGGACGCGAAGCAAGCATTGGCGTTGGCCTTGATGTGCGTCGAGATTACCGAGACACTCGTAGACCAATTTTTCCAGTACGACGAAAAGAATCTGGAGTGGATTCGAGCTTCCCTGACAGAGGCGCACAGTCCGGAATTCAGTGATTTTACGCCGATCGCACGCGTGAATGAGTGGCTACGCGCATTCATTCGCAAGGCAAAGGAGGAGAAATGAAAGGCCATATCCGCGAGCGCAGCCCCGGCAAATGGGCCATCGTCCTCGACGTTGGCGAGAAAGACCCGGCGACCGGCAAGAAGAAACGTAAATGGCATTCCTTCTCCGGCACCAAGCGACAGGCGCAGGCGGAATGCGCACGACTGATAGCCGAGATCAAAGCGGATCGGTACGTGGAGCCGAGCAAGCAGACGGTCTCGGAGTTTTTCACCGAATGGCTGGCCTTCATCAAACCGACGGTCTCGGCAAAGACGCATGAGCGCTATACCGAGATATGCGAAAAAAACCTGACGCCGCTGATCGGTGATGTGATCCTCTCGAAGCTCAAGACAGATAGGATCGATGCCGCCTTTACCAAGGCGCTAACAGAGGGCAGGGGAGCGTCAGGGAAGCCATATGCGCCGCGCACGGTCCATCACATGCGCCGGGTGCTTATCAAAGCCCTGAGCCAAGCTGTGACCTGGGAAAGACTTTCCCGAAATCCAGCAACGGCGACGACACCGCCGAAGGTGGAGCGCACGCAGATGCTGGCTTACGACGCGGGCCAGACAGCGGCCTTGATCGCGGCGTTCCGCAATACCCGCATGTTCATTCCGATGATGCTGGCGGTGATGTGCGGTCTGAGGCGAGGGGAGATTGCAGCCCTGCGCTGGGATGATGCTGAGATCGGAGACAATCGGCGCCAGCTTTCCATCAGGCAGAGCGCAGAGCAGACCAAGGACGGCGTTCGCTACAAGACACCCAAATCAGGCAAGGCGCGCACCGTGGCGCTGTCTGCTACGATGGCGGCCGAACTGCGGGCGCACCGTGTACGTCAAGCTGAGGAGCAATTGAAGATCGGCCTGCGGCCGGACGGAAACAGCTTTGTCGTCGCCCAGGTGGACGGGTCGCCGTTGCAGCCTCGATCGCTGACGCACGAATGGACCCGGCTCTTGGACAAGACTCCCCTGCCGCGCATTCGCTTCCATGACTTGCGTCATACACATGCCACGCAGATGCTATCCGCCGGCGTGCATCCGAAGGTCGCTAGCGAGAGGCTAGGGCATTCCACTATCGGAATTACCCTCGATCTCTATTCGCATGTTATGCCGGGAATGCAGGCCGACGCTGCAGAACAGGTTGACGCAGCGTTGCAAGCCGCTATAAGCGCAAGTCAGAAAACGAAATAGTTGCAAACCGAGTAGCAACAGACTGTTTTCGACGATGATGTTAAAGGATATTATCTTTTAATATCAATCACATGGATGGGTGTCCGAGTGGTTTAAGGAACCGGTCTTGAAAACCGGCGTGCGTGAGAGCGTACCGTGGGTTCGAATCCCACCCCATCTGCCACTTTTGTTTGCCATATGTTCTCATATGTTCCCGTTTGGCCTTGCGCGCTTAGGCTCTTTCAGGTCATATATTCCCACTGGTTCCCAGAACGTTCCGTACTATCCCGGGCATTTCCGGGTATCAAACCGGGTATCAGGATTGAAAACCGGGTATCGATGGAGTGGGCGTGCTTACCGACACGGCGATTCGAAAAGCGAAGGCGCAGGATAAGCCTTACAAGCTCTCTGACACCAATGGCCTCCACGTCTACGTAACAAAGGCCGGCAGCAAAATTTTCCGGTACCGATACGAGTTTCTCGGCAAGGAAAAAACGCTCGTCATCGGCGATTACCCTGAGATAAGTTTGCTCGACGCGCGGCGGGCGAGGGACGAGGCGCGGCAGCTTCTCAGATCAGGCAAGGATCCATCCGCACAGAAAAAGCTTGCGAAGGCGATCCAGCGTTCCGACGCAGAAGAAACATTCGAAGTTGTAGCAAAGGAGTGGTTCGAACTCGCGAGCACCATGTGGGCGCCTGCCCATGCCAACGAGGTTTGGCGGACGCTCAAGCGCGACGTGTTGCCCCATCTTGGAGCACTACCAATTAGTTCGATCGACGCGCCAATCGTCCTCGGAGTGTTGCGCTTGATCGAAAAGCGCGGTGCTGTCGAGACCGCGAAGCGACACCGTCAGCGGATTTCAGCCATCTTCGTTTACGCCATTTCCACTGGTCGAGCGACGAGCGATCCGGCCGCAGTGGTGCAGGGCGCGTTGTTGCCGCTTCACAAGGGTAGGCGCCCAGCTTTGACGTCTGCCGAGGCAGTCCGACAGCTCCTAACCGATGTGTGCAAAACGCCTGGTCGCCCCCATGTAAAGCTGGGTCTAAGACTGCTCGCAATTACCTCGGTACGACCTGGTACCCTTGCATCTACACCTTGGGCTGAGTGGGACGATTTGGACGAACAAGATCCGGTTTGGCGCATCCCTGCGTCACGAATGAAACTCAAGCTGGACCGAAAAAAAGACGATCTTTACGACCACCTTGTGCCCCTGCCTCGCCAAGCGATGGAGATTATCGCTTTGTTGCGAAGGTTGACGGGGCGGGGTGAATTTGTGTTTCCAAATCCGCGGCGGCCGACGCAACCTATGTCATCAAATGCCATGGGCTATTTTCTGAACAGGGCAGATTACTACGAAAAGCATGTGCCACACGGCTTTCGCGCGTCGTTCTCTTCAATTATGAATGAGCGGTACCCGCAAGATCGCCACGTCATTGATTTGATGCTGGCTCACACCCCGAAAGATAAGGTGGAAGCGGCCTACAATCGAGCGCTTCACATCGAGCGTCGTAAGGAGCTGGCGCAGATTTATGCGGATATTGTGCTGGAAGGTGTGCCGTCACTCGAAGAATTTGTAAATGGGCCTGTCAGAATCAATAAAAAGGGGCCGGCCCCGGCCCCTCCAAGGAGAAAACGGTTTTTAGTGTAGTACCTGCGAGATTGCTCGCAAGCGATCGCCACGAAAATCACTCTGCTGCATTCGAGTGGACTGATGTTGAGTGATGGAGCGCTTCTCTGACTTCGGCCGGTAAAAGTCCGAGCTTGTCGAAAAAGCTCTTGTTCCTGATTTCGGCATCGCGGAATACTTTCTTGTAGCTGAGGACGCGTATCGAGGCTCGGTGGTTGGGAGAAAAGCCATAAAACCCCAAGCCGTCAGGTGTCGGATTTTGAGCTAGGCTCCTCTTGAAGCGTTTCTTCGCGCCTTCGGTAAGATCACAGAGGATAATACACTCGAACGGGGTGTTCTCGCTGATCTCAGATACAACTTCGCCATCTTGGTCGCGAACTGTTTTACTTCGAAGCTTCTCGACGTACTCAAGGACTTGGTCCACTGGGTCGCTCGAAAGTTGCTCGTCCCCCGGTCGTTTAAACTCCACAATCACTACCGGATCTGAAGTGCCCTCTCTTCGAAAACCATAAGGATTTAGAAAAATAAGGTCTGGCTCCTTGCGCTCTCCTTCGATTCCAAAAGCTGACATGGCCTTATCCGACGCGAAGAAGCTGTAATAGGATAGCAAGTCGTCCACGAGCCATAAGTTATGATCGTCATATTCCTTGTTCGTCAGCATCTTGCCCATAGGGCAAATGATCTCGTGTACCGCTTTTTCCCATTGATATGTTTTCTTTTCCTCATCTCCGTATCTTAGGAGCGAGCGCGCTAGCTGGATAATTTGATGGCGCTTGATGGTATATTCGGCCAATCTACGCCTGGCATCGTCGTTGACTTTCTTCACCAAGGCATCGATCTGTGGCTGTTGATCAATCTGGGACTCCGAGATTGTTTTGATTTCAGCCTTTATTTTCTTTTCGTGGCGGTAAAGCACGGTGAACAGGCTCTTGCCAATGTCTTCAGCGGACATGCCTGGCGTCAGTTTTTTTACATATTCATCGACGTTTTCTACAGAGACGGCCAATTGAGGGTGCTCTTGTAGAATATCGACGACGACGGTCTTTTGTTCTGATTTAAGCTTTCGGATGTGGGGCTCGAGAAACCGTTCAGCCGCTTCTAACGCAGCGTCCCGAACTGCTGAAAGTTCGCTCTGTGAAATCTTGAAAGAGGTACGCTCTTGGTCGACGTGCTCATCTAAAAACTTCCCTCGCACAACGCATATATAGGCCTTACCATTTTGGAGGCCAGACAAGGCGAATTTATCGGCAATTTCGATTGTCTCAACCACTCGGCCTTGTGCAGCAAGCAGAATAGCGTTCGAAAAGCCCTGCGAAATGTTTTTCTCAGCATAGACGTGAGTGATCTCTAAATCACCAATTTCGTGCGCCTCAAGTTGGGCAGTTTCCTGCTTTTCCTTCTCCACACGTTGCGCGAGGAACGAACCGATGTCTCTCGGAGTGGGGCCGATGGCCGCAATAAGTTTAGGCATCCCCCCCGCAATAAACATTGGGAAAAAATGATGGCAGAGCTGCCGGGTGAGTGGACCTTTGCCAATTGCGGCGTTTTGATCGGGACGTATGCCGCCGAGGATGATTTTAGTTCCCACTTCGTCAACGGGTGCAGGGGAATATTTTACTCCCACTAGCGAATCTTCCTGACGAGGGTCGAATGCAAAACTGACCTCCTCGCATTTGTCCAAGCCCACCTCGTAAACGCTTCTCACTAATATGCTCTGGAAGACTTTTGCCCATATTAGTCGGCCCACGCCACGTCCGCCGATCGACCGCTTTTCACGAGTGTCACAAGTCTCAAACGACTTCAGATGTTTTTGATTGAGGCCGATGCCATTGTCTAAAACGGCTATGTGCTTTAAATTTTTTTCTTTATCGAATTCAATGCTTACAGTGATCACGCCGCGCCGCGCAAATTCGTCTACGCCGAAGCGTTCTTCTATCGCGTGGACCGCATTACTCACCGCTTCATAGATCGAATAAGACAAGCCCGTGCGATTGGAGGGTACGCGGAGATTGTTGATCCGCCCCTCAATGTCAAACTTCATATTTTTGACCCCCCGATTTCTACCTTTGCAGTAGGTAAAACAATTTCTGGTTTAATTTCAAGATCCTTGGTTTAGCTTTGCCGCACGTAGCTCAGTGCAGGTAAATCGAGTTAATAATGCCATTAAATGTGCGTCGAACTCGGGGGAGAGGCATTTAGATATTGCTTTCTTAGGCGAATCTTTCGAAATTCAACTTAAAATGTAATTCTTGGGGGCCAGTGTGCAGCTTATACGACGGAATCAGATAGATTTTGGGAAGATTGATGCCAAAAGCGCGATGGTCACGAGAGACAAGAAAGCGCGTAGCCTTTTTCTTGAAACGTTTGTCTTTCCACCTACCATTGATATGGCGGCTTTTAGCAAAGGCGATCGATACCTAGTCTATGGGACGAAGGGATCCGGTAAAACTGCCTTACTTCGATATTTAATGGAGAAAGAAAAAGAACACGGGTCGGCTACGAAGATCGTTGTATTTACCGACGACGTGTCATCGCAAGACAAAGAAAAAATAGCAAGTCAGATTGATTTTGAGTCGGTGGTCACACCAGATGCTGAGGATCAAAACGATCTAAGGGATATGTGGAAGCTGTATATACTTAAGTGTATTTGCGATATTTTCCACGACAATCCATATAAATGCAATGATATCGCTAAAATTATTAAAATTCGCGAGTTGCTTTACGACGTTTTTGAAGGTTCTGACAAAGGTATACTCGACAAGATTCGCAGCAAAATTAGAACCGGCACTTTCAGGTTGAAGTTAGGGGCAAGCGATCTCGCCGAATTCGAAGGGACAATAAACTACGTTGACGGAGACGATAAATCGGTCACGCTCAACTATACGAGATTTGCTGATACCGCGTTCAATGCGATTTGCTCGGTAGATTATCCTGAGGACGTAAAATTTTGCCTGTACATTGACGAGCTAAACCTGTCGATGCTTGGCCAAAAACAGCATAAAAAAGATAGTCTGCTTATACGTGATCTGATTTTGACCATCGGGAACATCAACAGGATATTCACCGAGAGGTCGATTCCAATATTCATTTACGCGGCAGTGAGGGTCGAAGTCGCGAAGGCTATCAACGTATCTAGGAACGAGATCGACAAGTATCTTTTAGACCATGGTCAGCAAGTGAGGTGGCACAATGGTCTTGAAATCGAACGCTACCCTCTGTTCAAGATTATTGAGTCCCGTATCGCTGGGTTGGAGAAAAAGGCTAGAGGGATTGAAAACCCTCCGTCCGAAATATGGAAAAGTTATTTCGCCAGCAATATTTTCGGTGTCTCACCAAAAAGATTTCTCAGCGAGATAACTTGGTGCAACCCGCGAGACTTGGTAAATCTTTTCAACTTGGCTCAGACGGCCCAGTTGCATCTACAGAAGTATGATACCGAAGTTTTCAATTCTGTGGCTCACGAGTATTCCGAACGCGTTTGGAGCGAGAGAGCTGAAGAGCTAAATGCTGAGCACTCCATGACTGTGGTCAACGCGATCAGGCGGCTCCTCACCGCAGCCGGCTTCGATCACTTTAAAGTTGATTCGCTCAAAACGAGAGCTGACGGGATGTCTGGCTTTGACCAGGTTCTGACTCAGGTTATCAATACGGTCGGTATCGAAAAGATTTGTCGCGATCTATACCACGTTGGAGTGATTGGACAGTCGTTACCCTTGAATGTGCGTACCGCAAAAGAAACAGAGGCCCGTAAAAAGTTCAATCAGACATGGTTCTATCGAGATAATCGAGAATTTGACCCCACCAGTTGGCTGTTTGTCCACCCAGCCTTATATCCTGCTTTCAAACTCCCTAACTGGAACGCCAGGCATTTCGCAAAAGATCCTCGCTTGGCTTGAGTGGGGGAAATCAAATCTCAGCGAAAGCTTTAATGGAGCACTGTAGCCAGGCTGCAGTAGGGCTTTGTCCCGCGGGCGGAATGGGTAGGCGCTGAGCCCTTCTCATTGCAGGTTCCCTTTCTGCGCGCGCAGCACGCCGGGATGGAGGATGTCGCCGCCTCGGCTGCGATAGGTCAGGGAGCCGTTGGCTGTGTCGAATGTACCGTCGATGAAAAGCTCGCCACCTTCCTCGAGGAACCTGTCGGTATGCTCTGGATGAGCGGCCAGCACCGAAATGATTTGCCCCGCCAATTCACTGGCAGGTTCTCCGGCCTGCCATCCCAAATCTGTCGCCAGTTGGGCGGCCTTGGCGATGAAGTTGTTCACCGCCGGCGTCTGGCTCGCTATTGCTTTGTTGCGCTCGGCATAGGCATCGGCCAGCATGTCCTCAGCTTGGTGTGCGCGTTCCTGCCACGTCACGCGGCGCAGCGCGGTCTTGCAGTTATGGCAGGACGCTGGCTGGGTATCGCGGGCGGAGACGGTTCCGTCGGACGCGTTGAGCGTACGCTGGTAAAGCGCGAAGCCGCAGCCGTCGCACTGCCACTGGCCGGGAACGTACTGTTCCCGTTTCAACTTGGTCAGCTCGGCGAGCGCGTCGCCCGGGTTGAGCAAGATCTTATCAAAATTCCACTCGGTATCAGCCAAGGCCGTTCTCCTTCATGAAGTCCTCGAGGCCAACGGGCTGCTCGGAGGCGGTGAAGTAATGGGTGATGTCGTGGTTAAGCCGGTCCCATGCGCCCTCGAGTCGATCGACGACGCGGTTCCAGACCACAGGGCCGGTGTTACGCTTGCGCATGGTACGCTCGACCTTGCGCCAGCGGGCGTTGAGCTGCTTCCAGCGCTTCCGCGTGCGGTCAGGAAGCGCTTTCCAGCATTTGCCGCAGATGATCCACGACGAGCCCGGGTGTTTGTCCTGGGCGGCGGTGCGGCGGCAGTTGGGGTTGATGCAGGGGATGCGGTCAGTCATTTGGAGCCGCCTCCCATAAGCCTTTCGCAGCTCGGATAAATGGACCGCGCTGCAACTCCTGCCGGATCTTCGCTTCAACGTTCCGGTTGCTGCGCGCCTTGGGATGCCGGACGAGGGCGCGGTAGATCTCCGCAAGTGGGACCGGGCCGTGTTTGTCGGACATGAAAGCTGCCAGCACTTCGCGCCACGTCTGCGCCACGGTGGCTCCATTCCAGAAGCGAGGAAGAAGAAGCGGCACGAATTGCCCCTCAATGCCGCAATCGCCAAGCTGTGCAGCGTTGTCGAGGCCATAGGCGCACAGCACTGATGGCGCACCGCTGTTCTTCGTCGCCCGCCGGCCGTCTACCAGGTGGAAGTTGATGCGACCGCGGAGGAAAAGGACCGCGGCGGCCTTCTCCCAAACGAAACGGAAAAACGCATCGGTTTCGGTTCGGGCGAAGATCAGGGCGACGCCGTCATCGTGATGAGCGAGACGCCCCAGCCAGAGGCCAATCACGGCGGTGGAGTATGGTGGGTTAAGCCAGACGCGACCACTCCATGGTTTGGTCAGCCCGTTATCCTCGATCGTGAGATGCTGTTTCGCTGTCGGCCAAGGCCTGACAACAGGCGAGCATGGGTCAAGATCGAACGAGGACGCGCCGCCCAGCGCGTCTATGATGCTTGGAGGCGTCAGCCACTCGTCGGTGCGTGCCCGCGCGCTGTGGTGGCCGCCGATCCCGGCAAAGAGGGGAGCAGTGTCAGTCATGAGGGAATAACCGTCACACGAAACCATGGACCGAGATGGAACACTGCATCATGCGGCATCCCCGCGAGTGCCCATTTCGCTACGACGGTGTGCGAGATATCGTTGCTTGGGCGCATGTCGGGATTTTGCGAAACGCAGTATTGGCGCAGCAACAGTCGGCGGCCATCGCAACCGATCTCTTTTTCTCCGATCAGAACGAAGTGCTCGTTCTCGACGTGGCTTGGAGGAAATGTTTTAGGAGGAGTGTTCTTCATGCTGCCAACGCTTTCGGAAATTGGAGGTATTCGGTGCCGTATATTTCGCGGCCGGCGGCCTTCTTGCCCACCCGCACCATTTTGACTGTGCCGAGATTGGTTACGGCGAAAGCGTTGTCGTCGCGGGGCAGATCAACGCATGGATAGGGCTGCATCGGCTTGACGCCCGGGAGCTTGCGAGCCACGTCATCAGGCACCCACTCGCCCCACTGCTTGAACAGGAACGGGACCGGCTTGCGTGGGTACCCGATGAGAACCACGCCGCGCTCTATGACCTTGCCCGCGAGCAGGTCATGGCAAAGCGGCTGGCACCATGTTTGCCGCACCGGATGGCACGATCCATCTGCGCACCGCCGATCATATCGGCCAGCCCACTTCGCAGGCGGTGGCCTTCCCGAACGAAACGGCCAAGGAGCGCGTTTCCGGCATGATCCGTGTTCGAGACGCCTTTGCCAAGCTGCGGCGCGCTCAGATCAGCGAAACGGCAACCGATCAGCAGATTGAAAACCTGCGAAATCGGTTGAACAACCTCTACGATGGCTTTGTAAAGTCTTACGGTCCTATCAATTCGGACGCAAACAAGCGCCTTTTCCGCGACGATCCGACGTGGCCACAGATCAGCGCGCTCGAGCAGTCGTTCGATAAGGGCCTCAGTGCCGCGATGGCGAAGAAAACGGGCGAGAAGGCCCGCGCGGCGACGGCTGAGAAGGCGGCGATCTTCACCCGTCGCACCCAACAGCCGTATCGCCGCCCCACCAGCGCCAGCAGCGCGAAGGACGCGCTCGCCACCGTTCTGAACGATTATGGCCGCATCAACCTTGAGGCCATGTCGCAGCTCTATGGCAAGCCGGTGGATGCCATTGTCGATGAGCTGGGCCCATTGGTGTTTAAGACGCCGACCGGGGCATATGAGACTGCCGACCAGTATCTCTCCGGAAACGTGAAGCAGAAGCTCGCCGAGGCAGAGCGTGCCGCAGAGCAGGATCCGGAATATCGGCGCAACGTCAACGCGCTGCGCGACGTCATCCCCGCGGATATCGAAGCGATCGACATCGATGTGAAGCCAGGTGCGCCATGGCTGCCGGCAAACCACGTCGAGGACTTTGTCAGCCACATCGGACAGGGCGCGGTAAAGCCGCGGGCGTTCTATTCCGCTGCCAATGCGAAATGGGCCATCACCGTTCCGCAGGTCACGCCGGCGGCGCAGGTGCAGTGGGGAACCGACAGGGCAGGCGTGGACACCGTGTTGAGTGCCGCGCTTAACGGTCAGACCATTACCATCCATGACCGCACCACCGATGGTAAATCTGTGGTCAATCAGCCCGCCACCGATGCGGCAAATGAGAAGGTCGAGCGCGTCAAGTCGGAGTGGCGCAAGTGGCTGTGGCAGGATGACAAGCGCCGCGACGAACTGGCACGGCTCTATAACGACACGTTCAACACAGACGTCGTCCAACAGTTCGACGGCTCGCACCTTACTCTCCCGGGTAAGGTGGGCGATGACATCATCGAGCTTCGTCCGAGCCAGAAAAACTTCATCTGGCGGACCTTGCAAAGCGGCACCGCTCTCGCAGACCATACCGTGGGTGCGGGCAAGACCTTCGCCGCCATTGCATCTGTCATGGAGAAGCGGCGCACCGGGCAGGCGCGCAAGCCCATGCTCGTCGTTCCGAACCATCTGGTAGGCCAGTGGGCCGCAGATTTCGTGCGGCTCTATCCCGGCGCGAAGGTGCTGGCTGCGACGAAACAGGATTTCGAGAAGGACCGCCGCAAGCGCCTTTTCGCCCGCATCGCTACCGGTGATTGGGATGCGGTGATTGTCGCGCATTCCTCTTTCGGCCGCATCGGCATTGATCCGAATTATGAGGCTCAGTTCATCCAGCAGCAGATGGACGATCTTGAGGCCTCACTGGCAGAGGTGCGTCGCGAGACGGGGCAAAAGAGCCGGAACGTCGCGCAGCTCACGAAATGGCGCGACAACCTCAAGGCCAAAATGGAACGGCTGCTCGATTCCGGCCGGAAGGATGACGGTCCAGCGCGATCTGCCATTGGTGGAAGCCGATGCCGAGCTGGCCCGTAAAGCGCCGGAGGAGTTTTCCGGCGCCATCAACGGAGAGACATTCGACAAGCGTAAGGATTTCGGGGCGGCCATCGTCGCGGCGATGCGCAAGGAACTGATCGACAAGGAAGGTGTGGGCCAGATCGGCGAATATGCCGGTTTCAAGATCGGGATTGATCCGCAGGGCTACGGTAGGGCGTTCAATGTGACGATTGAAGGCAGCCGCGAACATTTCGTTCCGGTCGATGATGCGTCTGATGTTGATGCGGCGGGCCTTGCGCAGCGCATCGCCAATACGGTGAAGCGCCTTGCTAACCAGCCTGCGATCGACAAGGAGCGGATCAGGGAGATCAAGGGGCAGATACCCGCCCTGCAGAAGCAGATCGGCACATGGGAAGGCGCGCAGGAGCTGGCGGACACGTCCGCGCGGCACCGCCGGCTGCTGGATGCGCTCAAGCCCCAGCCGAAAGCCGCGAAACCAGCGGTTAAGGTCGAAGCGGGCGAGGTGGACGCACCTATAGCCAACAAGAGGCCTGACCCCATTGTTGTGGCCCTTTCCAACGACTTGCAGACCGTTGGCATTCCGGCCGCGCCGGCAAGCACCGCGATTTTCCAGTGGGCCAAGGACACGGTGGCCCGCTTTGGAAAGAACGGGCACGAATATCTGATGGCGGTTGACGATGACGGCAGCGTTGTCGAGTTCGGCACCGCGAAGAAGAAGGACGCGACCGGGATCAATAACAAGCTGCACGGCGCGCTGTTGAACCCCGACCGCCGCATGGTGGTGTTCCACAATCACCCCAGCAACTCGCCCCTCAGTGTCGCTGACATCTCCATGCTTGCGATGCCAGGGCTGCACTCGGTTTGGGCCTTCGGCGCGAACGGCATGCAGATGAGGGCAGCACTGACGCCAGAGGCAGAGGCTATTGCGCGGCCAGCAGCGGACCCGAACGAGACGGTTGCTACCTGGCGACGCGCCATGGCGGACGCGCTCGAGCAGGTCGATGCATTCATCAGACCATTGGTCGAGCAGGGTGTGGTTGATGTCGAGACGGGCAACGCCGCCTATAGCAGCGCTCCGGCGCTTCTGGCCGAAAAGGCCGGGATTGTCGACATTTCCAGCAACACGAAGTATGATGTTTCCGCCATCGAGGGCTTGGAAGCCAAGCTCGATAAATTGGCGGTCGCGCTCAAGGGACAGATCAGCGATGGCACAGCAGGCAGCACCAATCAGGGGATTTCACGGCGATCCGCCCGCGACGTTCGACACGTTGCAGAAGTGGAAGGACTGGCACGCATCGGTGAGCCAGTGGCCCGCCCGAGAGCCGGACCGACAGGGCTATCTGAAACAGGCTCGCCAAATTATCAGGGAAAAGAGCGCAGGGCAGAACGCGAGCCCCGACGCCTCAAGCGAGTAACACAGTCCCGCATCGTCGAGGAACTGAGCGGCAAGCTGACCGATTTGCAGCCCGCGCTCCTGAAAACCATTCCGTTGAACTATTTCAGCGAGCTGGCCCGGTCCAACATGACTGCGGTGGGCGACTATCTCCGCGTCAAGCGCCTCATGGACGCGTTCAGAGGCACCAAACACGCCGAGGCCGACGCCGTGGCGCAGGAATGGCTCAAGTACACACGGCTGGGCTTCGCCGGTAAAGATAAGGCCAAGGCGCAGGTCCTTGCCGATCTGATGCATGACGCCACTTTGGCTGGGATAGACCCGTCACAGGTCGATGAGGAAACCCGCGCGAAAGCTGGCTATGGGCACCTTCGTAAACGGTACATGGAACTGCCGCCGAAGGGCAGGGAGCTTTTCCAGAAGGTTCGTGATGCTTATCGGGAGCAGGCCGAGCAGCTCGACGACATCTTGCTCGACAATGTGCGGAAGGCGCAGGAAATCGCGCAACAGAACGCCGAGGACCGGTACAAGCGCACGCTCCAGCGCATCAAGGATGCCGGATTGACCGGCCTCGATCGCAAGAACGCGGAAGAAGACGCGGCCAGCGCCTACAAGGCCGAAACCACGAAATCTCGCTGGGCGGCCAAAGCGAGGCTGACACGGATGCGCGTCGCGTTTGAGGCAAGCCGGGTGCAGCCGCCGTATTTCCCGTTGGGTCGTTTCGGCCGCTACTTCGTGACGGTACGCGACGTTGACGGTGCCATTCTCAGTTTCTCGAAGCATGAGACCGTTGCCGAGCGTGATCGTATGGCGCGTGAGATGCAGGACGAGTACCCGGCCGGCAAGGTCGAGGTGGGCGTGATGGAGGCCGGCAGCGACATGCGAAAGGCCATGGATCCGCGCATCGTTGCCGAGATCGAGGAAATTCTTGGCGGCGCCAATATCGGTGGCGACGTGATGGATCAGATTTGGCAGCGTTACCTCGAGTCGATGCCCGACCTGTCCACGCGCAAGCGCTTCATCCATCGTAAGGGCACCGCGGGCTACAGCAAGGATGCGCTGCGCGTGTTCTCGTCGCACATGTTCCACTCCGCCCACCAGATGGCCCGCCTCAAATACGGCCTCGAGCTACAGGAGCTGGTGAACAAGACCGTCGATCAGGCGAAGGAAGCGGATGATCAGACCAAGGCCATGACGCTGGCAAATGAGCTTTCCAAGCGGCACGATTGGGTGATGAACCCGACCGGCAGCAAGGTGGCGCAGACCATGACCAGCACCGCGTTCGTCTGGTACCTGGCTGCATCGCCCGGTGCTGCGCTGGTGAACATGACGCAAACCGTCATGCTGGGCCTGCCAGTGCTGGCGGCTAAGTTTGGCGGGTTCAAGGGAGCTGCGGCGGCGATCGGCAGGGCATCCGCGGATTCCGTGGCAGGTCGCGGCAGCGTCATCAGCGACAAGCTGACCAGCGACGAAAAGCAGGCGATGGAAGCGTTCTACGAATCCGGCCTCATCGACCGGACACAGAGCCACGATCTGGCGGGTGTTGGGGAGACGGGTGTGGAATACACCCCGCTGCGCGCCAAGGTCATGGAAAAGATTTCGTGGGCGTTCCATCGCGCCGAGGTCTGGAACCGCGAAGTAACGGCTCTCGCTGCCTACCGCTTGGCCCGGGAGGCGGGACAGAACATGTCTGAGGCGATCGACACAGCCCACGACCTGACTTGGAAGACGCACTTCGACTATTCCAACAGCTCGAGGCCTGCGGTGTTGCAGAACGACTTCGCAAAGGTCGCACTGGTGTTCCGCCAGCACAACATCAACATGCTGTATCGCGTCATCCGGGACATTCATCAGTCCTTCAAGGCCGAGACACCGCAAGCCCGCCGCGAGGCGCGCTACCAGCTCGCCGGCGTGATGGGCATGATGACCGCTATGGCGGGTGTCACAGGAACGATGGGGTTCAGCGTGGCCATGATGATCGCCGGCGCACTGTTCGGTGATGATGATGACCCGATGGCGTTCGAAGATCAGTTCAAGGCGGATGTGGTGGACATCCTCGGGCCCCAGCTGGGCGGCGTTGTTCTCAACGGCGTCCCCGGTCATTACCTCGGCATCGACCTGTCGTCGCGCATCGGTATGCCGGATCTGTGGTTCCGGTCGCCTACGCGCGAGTTGCAGGGCAAGGCCGAGTTCCAATACTGGCTCTCGCAGAGCCTCGGCGCGACCGTCAGCCTTGGCGAACAACTTTACACCGGCTTCAAGGTGATGACGGACGATGGCGATATCGCCCGCGGCATCGAAATGATGGCACCTAAGGCGGTGCGAGACTTGATGAAAGCCTACCGCTACTCGCAGGATGGACTTGCGACGATCGGCAAGGATCAGATCCTGCCGGCGGATCAGATCGACGCAACGGACATCGTCGCGCAGGCCATGGGTTTCACTCCCGCCAAGATCGCTGAGACGTGGGACCGCAACAGCGCACTCAAGAATGCCGAAACCCGGGTTAAGCAGAAGCGACAGAGGCTTATCAATAAATGGGCGATGGCGACAATGGCGGGTGATAAGGAAGCCGCGAGCGAGGCGCTGGACGGCATCAAGGCGTTTAACGCCGTAAAGGTGCATGCCGGGTTCCAGCCTTCGAGCTGCAGGCCGTACTGCTGGTTCAACGTGCTGGCTTGTCCGGCATAGCCTTGCATCGCCCCGCCGTAACCGGCGTTCATGATCGTCGATGCGGCCAATGCCTGGCTATTTGTGCCCTGCGCGCCGCCCAGCGCGGTACCGCTCGCCGCGACGCTGCCGCCGGCGCCAGCGGCGGCCTGTGCTGGCAGACCTTTGCCGAGGTTGGCGACGTCCGCTTTCAGAGCCAGACCCTTATCGCGCACCGCCTGCCGCGACGTATTGGCCGCGCCAGCCTCCGCCAGCGTCGTTCCGAGATCGGATGCGGCCTGCACCCCGGCAAAGCGTCCGCTGCCCGGTGTCACGCCCATGGAGGCGTTTGCGCGCTCCGTTGCTGCCCGGTTGTTGGCCGCGGCGGTCTGGACGTCGGCGCGGGCCTCGGCTGCTGCCTCGGCTTGCCGCTCCTCGGTCGCGTAGTTGGTCGCCTCTTTTATGAAATCGTCTTCGATCGGTTTGTAGACCGAGTTGTATCGGTCCCGATCCTCCCGCGCCCACTTCGCCTGATCGGTGGCAAGCCCAAGCTGTTGCTCCGTCACACGATTGGTTAGATCGTCGAGTTCTTTCTGTCGGTCCTGTGAGATAGCGAAGGCGTCTCTTGCGAAGCTAAGCCATGCCTCGCCCGTTTCTGCCTGTTTCAGTGCCGCTGCGCCGATCTGCGGATCGGGAGCCGGTGCGGAGGAGCTGCCTTTGCCCATGGATGTGCCTCTTCGATCAGGGAAGTGCACTCATGCGCAATGAGTTCTTATAGCGCGGGCTTGCCGGTTTTTCCAGCGAAGCGTTCCGGGAGCCAGCGGCATTCACGCCGGAGCATGCCATAGACGATCAGATCTTCGCCGTGTTCACCGGCCTCACGCATAACGCCTTCACGCTGGAAACCGAAATGCTCATTAAAGCGGATCGCATCGGCATTGTTTACCGAGACGAACGAATTGAGGCGGGGATAGCCGAGCTGGATGAACGGGTAGGCGAATACCTTGATGATCAGTTCCCGCGTGATCCATTTTCGGCCGCCATCGGAAACGACCGAAACCCAACAGCCAGTCGTGGTGAAGCTGTCGAATACTATCACACCATGCAGCCCTTGATCAGATCGAAGCCCGATCGCCGCGGCGTCGTCGCGGAACTTGATGCCGCCGCGATCGGTCGCCCAGGCAAGCATCTCGTCTGTGGGGCTGTAAACGACCTGTTTCAACGAATGAGCCGTTTCTGGATCGCCGTGGCGACACCGTTCAAGCGATTGAAGATATCCTCGAGGTCTTTTTGAAGGGCGTTAAAATCCGCGATCGTTGGGGCCGCGGTAAGCTGCTTTGATCGGAGTTTGCTGCCGATCTGGAGCAACTCGCGCACATCCTCGAGTCTGACTGCCGCTTTTTCGCGGTTCCCGCGGCGGGAGCCGTCCAGCACCTCCAGCTTTTCAAGCTGCTCATTGTTCATGTGAGGGTCCTCAACTCGTCCACGGACGAGGCCATCGCAATGCGGCTGATCGCAACGTTGGATGACACTGCAATTTCCCAAACACGCGCCATGCTCTTCGCCGGGAGGCGCTGGACAGCGTCCGTTCTGTCTATGACGCGTACCAGTTGGCCGTCTCCAAAAATGCCAACCGAGATGCTGAGATATTCCGGCAGAGGAAGCATCGTGTCACCATTTACCGGATACTCATTCCAGCAATGCTCATTTAGGGCAGAGTTCAATTGACCGCTGGCGAAGATTGCCGCGTTCTCTTCTGCGATGCGCTCGCGATCAGCGATGATGCTGGGGTCTACCGTGGCAGAGCCGAGTTTTCCGCGATCAACCAGAATTGCGCCGAAATTCATCGGGCGGGGGAGCCACCACTCCTTCGAGCGCCATATCATAGTTTCCGGCGGTCCCTCAGGCGGGTCGAACTGATAGATTGTCGTCTCGCCGGGGCGCGTAAAATAGAGTGCTGAATCGGTGACATCGTAGTGGCACGCTGCCACGATTTCAGCCGAGCGCATCAGAAATGGGGTTGCTCCGACTGTAATGAATACGCACCCGGCGACGCGCTGGTTGTCGGCCTCCGTGTCGTAGAACATGGCATATGCGCCAGAATACTGTGCTCCGATCGCAGTGGAGGGCGACAATTTGAGCCAGTCATGAGGGCGGAAAATTTCTCGCGTCGCAAGATTGACCGACCCGTCTCCGCTCACTGCTACCAGGCCTTCATTAGACGGATAGCAAATTGCAAATCCGAGATCCGCAACACCGCGCGCGTTGATGCATGGGAAGTTGGCTTCTAGCTTTTGCGATTGCATCGAATCCGGATGGCTGCCGGTCATGAGATAGGGATTGGCCTTCGTCATGACGACAAGGACGCTTCCGATCGATCCAAGCGCCACCACGTCGCTGTCGCAGTTCAAGATGTACTTTTCAGGCCAGACGTGTGGGCGCCATGGCTCGCAGAAATAAACGCTACGCCCAGCGAATGCCGCCATCATCCCGTTCGGCATCACGGTGAGGCCGGTGAGCGCCGCCGGTGGCTCATCCCAACCGGCCGAAGGGAGCGCTTCTTGAAATGCGTCAACCGCGACACCGTCAACGAAATCATCGGCCGCTGCGGGGCGCTCGGCTATAAAATACAGATATGTGCCGGTAGAGCCTGTCTGGCTTCGGTAGATGCGTTGCTTCGTAATCCGTCGGTCGGCGACGGGCATGGCGAAGCCTGAAAGCGTGACGTACTGCCCCGGCTTCCAGTCAATTATATTCGAAGCAGGCGACGGTGCCGTCTCCTCGCCGAAATCAGTCACGTAGGTGTACACATAGGTTCGGCTTTGCGTATCTCCGGTGCCCGCGCCGGTGGCGGCCGCCGTCAGGGCCCCAACGGGTCGAGGCACCGCGAGAACATACACATCATCGTCGATGCGCATTTTAGGAGCACCGTCGCCGGTATAATATAGCCGCTCTTGCGCGACCGGCCCGGGGGCGGCATCAACCACCACGGGCCAAGAGAGCCAGGTGCCGTTGTGCCGGTAGATCGTTTTTGCTCCAGCTTCCGCGAATGCTCCGGATCTAAGCGATTTTCTGAGCGGAGTGAGCCCGCCATCGTCGAGACGAGCGTTTATGGCTTCCTGTGCCGCGGTTTCTGGCAGTAGGCGAGGGAGGATAAGCGGGCGCTCTCCAATAAAGGCAGATATATTAATGGCTGGCATCGGCCGCCACCTCCCGGTTTACGCGACTTCGGCTTGCCGCCACATGGTGTCCACCTGCAGCTCTGTCAGACTAAGCGAGGATGCGATCAGCATCAGTGTCGGATGCGTCCGCTCAAACTCGCTGGCGTCCGCCCACTCGATTTGAGCCTCTTCCTTTTCAAGTCCTTCCGGCAGCGCTGCGATCGCAGCGTCCACCGCGGCAAGGGATATTCCGTTTCGAACAAGCGTCAGCCGTAATTGGCGGCGGGTAATAGGAGGGAACACGGCGGGCTCAGGAGGCGCAGCCACCAGCACCCCGCCCTGATAAAGCAGACCTTCCGCGATATCGCCCGCATCGGCGTCAATGCCCAAAACGATCTTGTCATTCGGCACCATGCGGGACGGGTCCTGCTCGACGTTGGTAACCCTCAGAGTGACCGGATCGACCATCGCCCAAGCACCATAGATCGCTGTGAGGAAATTGCCCTGTTCGTCCCATGTCGTGAGACCTCGCCGCAGGTCGTACCAGTCTTGACCGTCCTCATTGGCAAAGAACTGGATGCCGGTCGTGCTGGTAAGCTTGAAGTGTCCGAAATTAACGATTTCCATGTGTTTTCCTCAAGCGTTATGAGCCGTGATCCAGCCGCGCACCGGATCGAACAGTTGGAAGTAGCGGTAGCAGAAGTGCTTCATCCAGTTGTTGCTCTCGATATAAAAGCCGGTCACGGCACTCCCTGCCGGAGCTTCCCGCCAGATATTGTAACTCAGATTGAATTCACCACGGGACACCCACCGGGTGTTCAGGTTAGCCACGCGGTCATTGGCCACCGCCCAGGCGCGGGAATCGGCGTGGGCGGCGGCGCGGTCCTCGATGCGCGTATTGAGGTCGCCCAACTGAGCGGTCCAAACCGCGCCACCCGTGTTAACCTGAAACCTCACGCCCTCGTTGTACGAGAGCTTGAATTGCCCATCGCCGGTGTCGTAGTAGCCCCACCACTTATCTGTGCCCGTGCCTCTATACTCGATAAGAGGGTACGTCTTCTGGATGGTGAGATTGCCAGTGAGGGCGCCACCGGCAAGTTTTAAGTACCGTCCGTCGAAAAGTGCCGTAAGTGCGGCCTTGATATTGCCCCACGTCGTGCGGAACATTGTGGAGGTGCCAGACAGTACCCCCGTGAAGGTGTCGCCGTCGGCCGGTGTTGTTTTCCCGTTCGCAGCAGCTACCGCCGCTCCAACGGTTGCAGTTGTAGTCCCCGGTGGCGTGTCGATGAGGTCGTTGTAGGAGCCAGTGTAGGCGACCTCTTTTAGACCGTCTCGGTCGGCCAGAGCCGCGAATGCGCCGGCGGTGATGCGAACATCGATGCGCGCGCCGGCGGGGAACGCTTTGGCTGTTGTACCTTCCTGCGCGCGTTCGACGGTCAGCACGGCTCCGGCTCGAGCTGTGATCTTGACAATTTCCATATTGTTGGCGGCATCGATAATGGTCGCAGGTGTCCAATCACCGGCAACGAGCGCAGGAAATTTTCCTGCATCAGCGCCTTGAATAGAGATCGTCGTCGCATCGTCAGTGATGGATGCTGCCAGCAGTGAGACAGCGTTGTTTCCGAGTTTCACACCCATCAATGGCACTCCTTGATTTTGAGATTAAAGACGAACTGTTTGGTCCGCCCTTCCTGCGTCGTCACCGTAACCGTCACAGTCGCCGTTTCCCCCAACATTCCACCGGATATCCAGACCTTGGCGTTTGTGTCGGTGTATTCCGTTCGATCGACGACAGCTGTTGAATTTGTGATGATGGATGTTGCGCCAGACAGCCGATCCGGCGATGTCAGCCATCGAGCGAAATCGACGTCGTAATCGAGGACGTCAGCCGGTTTTTTTACCATCAGGTCGGTCATGGCATCACTCCCCGGTCTCGAGGCAAGCGCATTACCGACATATCCCGCGGTACGATGAAGCGGCGCAACTCGGGCGCAACAACCAAAGCCCGCATCGGCTGCACCCGCATAATCCGGTTCGGTGTCGCGCGACGAAGGTAGCGCCATGACAGAAAGGCCGCGCCGTCAATCGTGATCTTTGGCGACGACAAGGCTGTGACGCGTCTAACCAATGCCGTACCGGCGGCGACGGCGACCGTTGCCGCGGCGTCGGGAGCTACGCGACGCGCGACGAACACAGACCCATCGACGGTCATCTGCGCGGCGGCCACGGCTCGGCGGCGCGCGGCCAGCAGCATCGACGCAGATATCGCAGCGACAGCCGCGCAACGCGCCACGATCCGGCGGGTGAGGGAGAGCGCGGGTGCTATTTCGGTTTGCGCCGTGCCGGGTGCGGAAACGACGAAATTCCCCTCATTTACTCCGAAGGCGTTCACCTCGGCTCACCGCATCGTTGATGCAGTCGGCAAGCTCGGAAAGCGGCCAGCGAACGTTGTCTTCGTCCAACAAGAGGACGCTGGCACGCTTCATCACTTCACTTGCCTTCGGCATGGCTTACTTGCTCTTGCTGGTGGCCTTTTTGGCGGCGGGGGCTACCGGTGCCTGCTCGGCCTGCTTGTCCGTTTCGCTGTCTCCCTGAGCAGCATCAGACGCACCGGATGCATTTTCTTTGCCTGCGCCTTGCTCGCCGCCGGTCGGTTCGTCGTCCAGATTGAGGGCATTGGTTTCGTCTCCATCGTTGGAACCGTCATCATCATCGCCTTCGTCGGTGCCTTTACCTTCGCCGCTGCCGCCTTGTCCGGACAGGAACGCGGGGATTTCCTGCTCGTCCTCAGACGGGGGCGGATCAAGAGGGACCTCGCGGTAGTGCTGGACGTTGAGGAAGATCGAGCGATGCAGAACGCTGTTCACCTCGTTGACGAAACGGCCATGCGCGTCGCGGTCGAAGCTATAGGTGATGCCACCCACCGTCTGTTCCGTAGCGCCCAGCATGCATTCGATGACAGTCTTCATATTCCACTCCTTGAAAGAAAAAGGGGCTTGGCAGCCCCTTGTCACATCCAGCCTTGAGGGGCTTACTCGCTGGTGAGGGTGACGGTCAGACCGATCGCACCGGCTTGGAAGGTGGCCGCCGCCGTAGTGAATTTCACGCCGATACCGCGATCTACATTCGATGCGGTGGTGCGGTATGCGCTCTTGAGTGTCGGTCGGGCCACGCCGCCCGCCTGCGCCAGATTGGAGCCGGAGAAGAATTCAGCGCCGCAGGTGCGGGCGTTATCTTCCTTGCCGAAATCGCCGCTCATGATACCGACGTCAACAGCGACAGTCGGCGCACCGTTGGTATCGAGATCGTCAATGTCGAGGACGATGTCGGCGACGCGGCAATTCGACGGAATGCAGCCCAGCTCGAGAATATCGCCAGCGGCGGGCGCGGAGGCGAGCTGATGCGAGAAGCGGATGGCAACAGCTTCGCCAGCCGTGGACGGGTAGGAAAGGGGTTCGGTCCCTTTGGCATATTTGCTCAGAATGAGCGACATGAGCGTGTTCCTTTGAAGTTCGGGCCGCAGTGGCGAAGCTGGAAAAGCCCGGGGCGAGCCCCGGGCAGGTCATCAGGCGTTGGGGTCTTTCGACGCGGTGTCGATCGAGATCACGCCATAGTCGCGGTTGTTGAAGCGCGTCTTCTTGACGCCGGCGATCACGCCAGAGGCAACCACGGGCTCATTGCCATGGTCCTTGGTTTCTTCGGTCCAAGTGTAGCGGAAGCCGCCCGCAGAACCGAAAGCGATCACGCCACCCTGACGTCCCATGAACAGGGCACGACCCGCGGCAACATCGGCCCCGGCGCCATAGTCGGCAAAACGGATCGCCCATTCGTGGCTGTGCAGGACCGTGTTGTTGATCATGCCGAGGCCACCCTTGAAGATCGGGTTATTGCGGCCTTCGGCGGTCGCTGCCGCCTTCTGGATTTCGAGCCAGCCGCCCTGATCCTTGTTGCGCAGGTCGTGCTCCTGGAACGGGTTCATGACGCAGACGTAGTGCGCTTCGCCATTGATCATGATCGGCATCATGTTGGCGTTCTTGGGGTCCTTGGCCGACATCATGCGGGCCTTGGTCTGCGCGCGCTCGATTACCGAACGGGACATGATGTCCGCCGTGTCGATAGTCGCTTTCGACGTCGCATCGCCACCGTAGAGGATGTGATCCGCGTCGGGCGCTTCGATCGGGTTCTCGGCGTGGCCAGCCCATGCCGTCGTTTCGATGAAGTCTTCATTGATGCCACGTGCGCCGGACATGTAGATGAAGATCATCTGGTCGTTGAACTTCGCCCAATAGTCGGAGAGGCGGTTCTTGCCGACCTGGCGCATGTTGTGCGCGGTGCGCTTGCGGCTCATCTTGCCGCCGGCGGAAACGCCGTGACGCATCTGGTCGATTTTGATCTGGTCAGAGAAGAAGCGAAGGCTTTCTTCCTTGCCCTCGAGGCGCTGGTCGCCATAGGTCGGGCGGTTGCGGAGCTGCACCGACAAATCAAAGGTGATCGTGTCACCTGCTTCCGACTCGAGGTCGGTCAGGCGCTGGATTGCATATTCGTCAGAAGTGCCGATGAACTTCTTGTCGAAATAGCTTTTTTTCGTGATGTCGATGAAGAGCGCGCCAGACCACTTTTTCTGCGCTTTCGGATCGCCAAAGGCAACCACAGTCTTGGTCATGAGTGATGTCTCCGGTTCAGGATCAAACAGCACTCATGCGCATCTGCTCTCTAAATACTGGATTTGGCGGATTGTTGCAATAACTCCCGCATGATATTGAATCCCATCGCTAGCGCATGAGTGCGGCCCCTGATTTTGGAGCGCACCCATGACTGACAGATTCGAGATTTGCCACGCCATCACGGCTAAGTGGGAAGGTGGATGGAGTGACCATCCAGCCGATCCGGGCGGCAAGACGATGTATGGCATCACCGAAACCCGCTGGCACGAGTATCAAAATAAGCTAAAGGTCAAGCGGACGCCGGTGCGCAACGTCACCAAGGCGCAGGCCCTCGCGTTCTACCGCAGCGAATTCTGGCTTGCCTGTGGAGCTGACAAGCTATTCCCCGGTGTTGACCTTGCTGTACACGACGGGTCGGTAAACTCTGGCGTCTCCCGCGGCCGGAAATGGCTGCTGGCTTCCGCCGGAAGCAACGATCACAGCGAGACGGTCAAGAAAATCTGCCGCGCTCGCCTTTCCTTCATGCAGTCGCTCGCGATCTGGAAAACGTTCGGCAATGGCTGGGGGCGTCGTGTCGCTGATATCGAAGCGCGTGGCGTTGCCATGGCGCTCGCAGCGATGGGGCTTTCCCCTTCGCAGGTCAGCGGGAAGATCAAGACAGAAGCGGCCAAATCGGCCCAGCAGGCCAGCTCGGCAAAGAAAGCGGCCACCACAAGCGCCACCGCGGCGTCAGCGCCAGCCGCCGCACCGGTTGTCGAGCCTTCCACCGTGACAGACGCAACAACCGTCTGGATCCTCGTCGCCATTGTGGCGGCCGGTGCCCTTGCCACCGTTATCTTCATCGCCAAGAAGCGTGCCGCTGATGCCCGCGTTGAGGCCTATAACGAGGTGGCAGCATGAGCGCTCTCGCGTCTGTCCTTATCGGAGCTGCGCTGCGCGTCGGCGCGACCACGGTCAAAACCATCCTCGAGAAGCAGGTAGGCGGCGTCGCGGGCGAAATCGGCGGCACAGTCATCGACGCGATTGCAAAACAGGCTGGCGTAACGGTGGACGAGCTGCCGACGGTGCCGCAGTCCACGCTGGACGAGGCGGTAAGCCAGGTCGAACCCATCGCCCCGGCCTTGATCCTTGCCGAAGTTGAACAGCAGAAAGAGGCGAACCGCCTCATGCTGGCCGAGATGAACAAAGATACGTCGTTCGGCTGGCTTTGGCGGCCCGCAGGCATGTGGCTCATGCTGGTCTGCATCGCATGGTTCGTCATCGTCCGGCCGCTGCTCAACGCGCTGCTTTGGGCAACCGGTACCGGCATCCAGATTGAAGTCGGGCTCGACCTCGCCACCTTCCTTGGCATTTTCACGATCTATACCGGCCTCTACATGGGCGGCAACACGGTCATTCGTGCTGTGAAGAAAGAAGGCTGATGTCTTTTTGGGACTGGTGGGGTTCGGCAGAAGGTAAGATCGCGCTCGCAGGTATTGCGGGCTCGGCCGTTTCTGTCGCGATGGAATGGACCGGCTGGGCTCCCAGCGCTCGAAAGTTCTTGGTCGGTGCCGCTGCCGCCTACTTTCTCAGCCCGGTTGGCATGAAGTTCTTTCACTTCATCTTCGGGGCGATGAGCATTGCAGAGGAACAGTCGGCAAGTGTGGGCGGTTTCATCACCGGTATTGGCGGTGTTATCATCGTCGAGATTATCCTGAAGGCATTTCGCCTCCGTCACGCGGAGATCGGGAGACGCCGACATGACGAGACCTAGAGCTAGGCACATAAGGGAAGCGGCAAAGCCGCAGGGCAGGGTAGTGGCCGTCGCGACGGTGATACTCGTCGTGTGGCTCATTTTTCTCCAAGCTTAGTTCCCATGGGTTGACATAGCGCCCCATATGTTCCCATATTGTTCCTGCGGATAGTTCCAACGCGGCGAGGCAGCTCGCCGTCACGTTTTGTATGTTTGGAGCCCGCTATGTCTGTCTCACCCAATGAAAATCTTGTCTCTCTCGACGCCTACCTGTCCCTCAAAGAAGTCCTGGCAATGGTGAAGGTGGGTTCATCAACGCTGTATCGCTGGATGGACGATGGCGACTTCCCGAGGCCACGCCAGTTGGGCGAAAGATGCGTTCGGTGGACGGTAGCGGACATAAAGCAGTGGCAAGACACCCGCCAAACAGTTGGTCGGCTGAAAAAGGCGTCATAG